GCCTCTGATCCAACCCCTCCAGAGCCAGAAACTCCATTTTGGCTTGGGAAGAGTTGAACAATTTCTGCACCAACGGCACCTGTGCCAGCAAGACCAGTGGCATTTTTGTTCGTCTCTATTGCCTCTGATCCAACTTCACCATCACCAGCAACTCCAGAAACGCCAGCTTGCAAATCAGCAATATATGTCGGATTGCCGATTGCACCCGTGCCACCAACTCCAGTTTCATTAATTGATATTTCAAGAGCTTCAACGCCAACCGCGCCCGTGCCACCACCACCAGAAACTCCGCTTGGGTGTGCGACAGGAATTTCAACACCAACACCACCGCTTCCAGCCACGCCAGATTGAGGTTTGGTTAATTCAAAGCTAGACGTTCCAACCCCGCCATTGCCAGCCAACCCAGAAACAGCTTCTGACATTTCTGGAGTTTCTGCACCGATTGCTCCTGTTCCAGAGACCCCAGTCGCATTTTCTGTGCCTTCTTCGGTTATGTTTCCAACCGCCCCTGCGCCACCAACGCCATCTTCTGCTATTGATAGTTGAATAGTTTCAGAGCCTACATCACCATTTCCAGATACACCATTTGGTGTTGGCATGACTGATGGAGTTTCAACGCCGACTGATCCTGTGCCACCGCTTGCAGAAACTCCTGTCACATGAACAGCAGGAATTTCATCACCAACACCACCAACGCCAGCCACTCCTGTTAGTGATGTATTTTCTAATTCTATGGAAACAGAAGCAAATGGTGGTGTGTTAGCCGTTCCCCCCATTCCACTATGTACCGAACAATAATAATAAAGTGTCGGTGCAGAATTTGCGACAACTATCTGGGTGTAAGCATTTGCCTGTCCCGGTGTCCCTGACGTTGTCACTCCTGTGGTGTATTCACTTCCCCCACCATGCGTTCCGTTTGGCGTGGTGCTGAATCTGAGCGGATGCCCAGAATTAGAAGATGCGCTCTGATCAAAATAATACGTTCTGCTTTCCATCAATTCCAGCGTGTCTTGTTGAACGCCAGCGATGAAGTATTTGTTTGCCCCACCAACATTTTGCACTGTCACTGCCAGCGTGACAACTTGGGCAGAATCAACAGCAACACCGCCAGTTCCAGAGATGCCACTTACAGCAGGATCAAGCTCTACTTCTTCTCCGCTAGAATTTCCTGTTCCCCCAACGCCAGTTGCGTTTATATTTGAATTAATTAATAAAGTTGAAAGTCCAGAAAACGCTGTGCCAGAAATTCCAACATTAGTTGTTAATCTGCGATCAGCAAATATGTCGTAATTAAATCCAATAAATATTTCTACATTTTCTGGGTCGTTGTCTGGCCGTGGATTAAACAGGGCCGTGGCATCAACAACATTTTTAGCAGGCGTTAACTGTGGGTTTTTTGGCTCCCAATCTTCTGGTGATACGCGCAGGCCGTCCCAAGTCGTTTTTAATTGCGTATAGGGAACCCGAAGGCCACTTCTATCGCTTATCGCTTGAGATTTTTTGCCCCGTGCGTATTTTGCCATTAATATAAATTCAGCGCAGTTGGCTGAACCCTCAGACTGACGCCATCATTGTCGGACGCCGCCGCAAACGTGAATGCCCTTTCGTAAATTTCGTTCAAGACTTGAAACCTGTCTGGAGCATTTTTCAGCGCCAGCTTGCTTGCTAACCCCGCGCAGATGCAGTCGCTCCAGCGGTATGGCACGTCAGCGTCTTGATTGCTGGCCGTGATGTCATCAAGCTGATTTACCGACCAGTATACCATGCTGTATGTGGTGACGTTTGGTATCTGCCAGATGTAAAGCAGGGGCGTGTATTGCTTGTCCAGCATATACTGTGACGGCTTGCCCGAAGATGTTTTGTTTGGCAGTTGATTGTAGTCGGCAATCGACACACGATTAATGATTTGATCAGACGTGTCTGTGCCTGCGCTGTCCCGAATGACGGCGTCCATTATGTCTATAGTGCCAACAGGCAGCGTGTAGGGCGTTGTCTGGCCGTTTACCAGCGTCAGCGTCTGTTGCTTTACCGCCCAGTAATTGATGCCCCTGTTGGCCCACTCACTAAATAATAGGTTTAGGCTGCGCCTTGCCGACACAGCCTTGTAACCTGTTTGGGTTTGTGGATCGATCCCACACCGCTCAAATGCCTCTGCGATGATTTCTTCGACATCTGGGCGAAACGCTACTGTATCTGAAGTCGCCATGAAGCAATCCTATGCGTAATGTTTTTTCATCCGCATGACGATATTATATGTATCGCCAGCGGCCCCAAGGCCAGTTGTTGTGAACATGATATCACCAGTTGTGCTTCCATATTCTACAGTTGATGGCAATCCACCAAACTTGCTGAAGTCTTGATAGCCAATATCATCAGCCGCCATATGCATCATAATGACATCTGTGCCTGCGTCTGCCTCCACCATGACTGTCATGCCTTGGATTATCCACCAGCACTCCAGAAGACTTACTGAATTGCAAGACGCACCGTTTGCGCTTTTTGCCAAAGTTGAGACATCAACTTTTTTTACAGCATTTTCATCCGCAGTGTCCACATATTGCAATTGGAATGCCATGACTACTTCGCTGGTATTTTCAGAAAGCGTTTTTATGCTTGTAATGTTAGCCACTTTGACCCTCCTATAAATTGCTGGTGGGGCCGAAACCCCACCAATAAATTATGTTACGTTGTTGCTTTGTGCATAGACAACGGTGACTGCGCCAACACCATTCCCAGTGTTTGCTGTGGTCACGATCAGCCTATGATCGCCTGTGCCTGTGTTTAGCCACTTTGACGTGCGCGTTGCGTCAGTACCGGGACTTGCCGCCACGATGCCCACTGCGTTGCCTTGGATGGCTCCAGCAGCAGTTAGAGAGGTTGCCGCACCAACGCCGCCAAGGCCAAGAGTTGTGGCTCCACCGCTCCACGCTGTGGTTACAGTCACATCAATTGAGATAAGCTGACTGTTTGGGGGGATAATAATATCTGTGGTGGTTGTTGTTGCTGCTTGATCAATCGCAGCGGTTTGCGAAAGGACAACAAAACCTGTGTTTTTCATGTTAGAACCAACAGTTGTTCCGCTGGTTTCTTTAATTGTGCCTGATTTAATCGGGCCTGAGAAAGTTGTAGTACCCATGTCGATCTCCTGTCGTGGGTTAAGTCAGGCGCAGAGCGCACCTGTCAGGGATGTCGGCACAATACAACAGGTCTAAACAAAAAGAAAGGGCGATCCGAAGACCGCCCCAGTTTGACCCAACAGGAAGAGAAGATTGGGTTGTTTATGCTGCGCCTTCGGTTCCGAAGATGCCGCGCCAGTCGGTAAAACCGAAGCTGTAACGCTCACGAACTTTATACCGCACGTTGCCAGTCTCAAAGTCGCCTTCCATGCCCTTTTTCATCGCTGAACGGGTGAAGTGCTTCAGACCATCTGGAACGTCAGTGGTAATAAAGAACGCATCTGGATCGGTCAGACGGCGCATGATGTGATAGCCCCGTGGCAGATAACCACCAGCCTTAATCGCGTTGATGTCGTTATCGGCAGTGCTTGGCCGCAATGCTGATTCCAGCAGACGCTCTGCGGTGAACTGATAAGCAGTTGGAATAACCAATTGCATACCTTGTGCCGCAATGCGAAGGCCACGATCATCTTTCATGTCGCTGATGTTAATCAGGATCGACTCAAGAGATGTTTCGGACAGATCAGCCGCCGTGGCAAGCACGTTGGACTGGTTGCCGTTCTGTGTTGGGTGCGATGCACTCAACATGGTTTGACCGTCACCACCAGTAAATCCAGCGGCTTGAGCGTTATTCAAGACGTTAGCGGCCTTGATCTCTTTGGTCGATGCCATTGAACGTGCCAGCGCCTTTGTGTAGCGCGAAGCCAGCGAACCATACTGACCATCTTCTTCAGCTTCCTCAGTGATTGAGAACGCCAAGGCGATGGTTTCGTGCTGGTAACGCGCAGTCCACTGTTGGCTTGCGCTGTCGTAAGAGACGGCTCCACCTTCAGTTTTTGTTGGCGCTTGTCCAAATCCACTCAAAAGTACGTCTTCCTCGTAAGCCTTTTGAGAGCTATTCGATTCAAAGACGGCCTCGTATTCAGCGGGATAGCTGTCGTACTCAAGTCCAAAGAGAGTGTTCAGACCCGGCTCTAGAGTTTTTGCAAAACTCGCTCTATTCATTGCCATTGTTCATGCCCTCCTATATGCCAGCAGTGGCTTTGAGAATATGCTCGTTTACAAGCACCTCAACCACAGCATTTGTGCCGAAAGCATTATCTGGTGAATCATACAATGCGATGATTTTGGCACTTGCTGTGCCAGTACCCATTGTTGAGTTCAACTCAAACGCTGACCTTCCAGTTATTGTGGAACCTGTTCCAGCAACAACATCGGCGCAGTTGCCGATATTTGTCTGTGCAGGCGCTCCATCAGACTGGACTTTATACACGATATATGGATCGTCATAAACATATGCACATATATCTGTAGCTGTTGTTCCTGACGGCCAATACTCACTGTATACATATGAACCATCAGAGGCAGTGTACGACACACCGTCAAACACACCGATATTGTTGGTTTCTGTCGCAGTGTGAGGTGTGATAACCCCATCTGCTGTCAGAATGCAGAGATCACCCGAAAAGATGTTCTCAGCCAAACCAGACGTAATGGTATATTTATTGGTGCGAGGTGCATTACCGCTCATGTGACGGACGGGTACAAACCCGAATGCGGCGTCTACATTTGCCATTTTTCGCTCCTATAGCGTTAAGGTTAATCGCTCATGGCAGAAAGTGTTCTGCCGCGACTTACTTCGGACTTACGTTCTTGATAGAACGTCTGCCCACTACGCCGTCCAAACGCATCAAGCTCTCCTGAGACTGCTTCATTTTGCTCTTCGTTTTTGCCTTCGTAATACCGTTTTTGCGCGGCATGACGTTCCTTTGGCATTTCGCAAAGCAACATTCCTTCAATCCCAATTGATCCTGTCCACTGCCCATGATTGATAGTCGGAAACAACTTTTCTTTCACAGTGTCAGCAGAGCGTGGCTCCCAACCTTCGCGCATTCTTTTATACACGTTGTCGGGGGTGTCTTTCCCTTGAATCGAGGTTGCGACCCAGCGTTGGACATAGCCGGGACGGGCTTCTGGTGCGTCCAACAGTGCTGGTGGTTTCCACGCCGCTTCTGTGCGAGATTGCTCGTCGCGGGTGGAAGATCGTGATTGTTCTGCACGAACATTTCTTTTCTCAGGCATGACTATTGTTCCCTCTGTTGACGGCGAATTTCGGCTTCATACTTCTTGAGACCACGTTCATCGTTTATACCAAGTTCCCTAGCCATTCTAAGCTGCTCTTGCGTCATACGCACACGATTGCCCTTGTAAGCTGAAGACCCGCCCGTAGTGGGGGCGACTGGAGACCTACCTTTTGGTCTTTGCTTCGGACTTGGCCCTGACTTTAACTCAGGAAATACTTTTTGTAAACGTCCGTTAAGTTGCGCGTAATATTCGTCGCTATTCTTGTCGAACCCTTCCAAATCTAATTGCACATCTATGGCCCGTGCAGCGGCTGTTTCTCGTTCAAAACCTGTGGCATTAAACCAGTTATTTTGCTGCCACCATGACATTGCTTTCTCAGGTGGCTGATTGCCTTGCGCCTGTTGCTGACGCTGTGGCTGCTGTTGTTGGCGTTGTTGCTGACGCTGCATATCCTGCCGCCGATACTGATCGGTGGCCTGTGCCACGCGCATGGCCGCTCTCATGTCAGCCATTTGCTCTTGAAAGTTGACTTGGGCCTCTGTGTCGCCTTCTTCAACCGCCTTGTGCAGCGCCTGCTTTGTTTGTTGGTATTTCGCGTTGAACTCCTGTTCAGCGTTTTGCTGCGATCCCTGCTCCAGACGCTCTAGCCGCTTTTGCAGTTGCGCGTTCTGATCTTGTATTTGCCGCGCTTGTATTTCAGCCTCTCTGCGCTGCGCTACGAGCTTGCTGATGCGCTTCTGCACCTTTGGCCCATAGTCTGGCTCCTGATCATCAGCGGCCTCCACAGGGTCTTCCTGTGGCCTCTCAGGCTTTTTCTCTGGCTCGTCAGTGATTTCTATTTCAAAATCATCTTCCTTGCCTTCCTTGGCCGCTTGGATTTCGGCCTCGATTTCTTCAAGAATTTTCTCTTGTTCCGACATGGCTCTACCCCAAATATGCGGCGACTTCGACGCCGTCTGGTAAAATGGACGTTAGCTCATCGTCATTAAGCAATAAAAACTTTACGCCCTTCACAACGATTTTCTGACCAGCGTATTTACCGTAGGTCACGCGATCACCGATTTGCGGCAATACGCCAGACTTCCAGCGTTCTCCTGTGTCGCGGTCACGATACGCTAAGTCACCCATTGCACAGACGGTGCCGTGGGCGGTCAGGTATTCCTCGTTGTCCTTTGAGGTGTCTGGCAGCAGAATGCCGCCTGCGGTCTTCATTTTTACCTGATTTGGCTGAACCAAGACCTTCCAATTCATGGGAATTGGGATTTGATGGGAACCAATGGTCGCACTGGTTTCTTCATCTGTGTATATACGGTCATGTTGATGAGACATGGTTATTCATCCTCTTTGTTTATGCTTTTGATCGTGTCATGTATTACGTCAGATGCTTGCTCCAGCCCCTCCGCAATGCCCACGTTTTTGTGATACGCCTCAAAGTCGGACATTCGACCCCGAAGCATACCGTCAGCTATTTCCAGCCGTCTTTTCTCCAGATTGTTTCTGATCTGCTGGAGCAGATCGCTTATCGTCATTCTTAACGCCCCCCGTCATGGAGACGCCTGTGACGTGTACTGTTACGTCTTTATTTTCCGACATCAGTATCCCCTCTTCATTGATTTCTATTTCTTCTTCTTAGTCGTTTTCTTTTTCTTTACAACCTTTGCAGGTCTTTTTTTACCATATGACATATTTTTTGTTCCTTGTTCCATCAGGGAGGGGAAGCTGGCTCTACTCAGTGACATCGTAAGGACCAGCGGGGTTTTGCATTTCCATTAGCCTTGCGCGTTCTGCGGCTGTCATGGGTGACCCATAGATTAAGTCATCAAGCTGCTGGGCCGTTAGGGGCGTGTCTTGCGGTGATGGCATTGGCTCTTTAAAGACGCCCAATGCACCAAGTGGATCAGTGGTAGCCTGTGGTCGATCCGCACGGCCATACTGCCGAAGACTTTTTATGCTATCTGCCTTCATGTCATCCATGACCGATCCACCACCAAAAACTTTATTTTTCAAACGGCGCAAAAATGGACTGACGTATGGATTAGCTCTCTGGGCTGTCTTCAAAGCTGTGCCTAACGCACCAGACATAAGGGCAGTATTAACGCCTTCTTCAACGCCCTTCATAAGCCTGTCTTCAGTGCCTTCGCCTGTCGCCGCTCCATAAGCAAAACCACCACCAAAACCAAGGGCTGTTGCCCCTACAGGGCTATTACCGACAATTTGTAAGGCGCGTGGCGCTGCCATAAACATTGTCGGAATTGCTCCAGCAATTTCAGCACCCAAAGCTATATTAGGATTTTCTTCAGAGAATTGATTTATTTTTCCTTGCACTTGGGTCAGGGCATCGTTGAAGCTCAAACCTTGATCCATCATAGACCTGATTGCTGCTTCCATTTCATCGCCTGTGCCAAATGTCAGACCCTGTGCCGCCGCCCTTGCGCCACCTTCTGTAAACAGTGGGCTTATATCAGTCGCTTCCGACCTGTCCATAATCCGATCCATGTCTTCACGGGTCATGTTAGATAAACTAAAAGGCAATGTATTGGGCATGTCAGCCATCAGACCTGTCCTCCAGACAATTCTCTTGCCAATATTTTTAGGGTATCAGCAAAACCCTTGTTCAGTTCTTTTGCAGCCATTGCAAATTTGCGTGGCGATACATCGTCGGACTTCAGACCCCGCCGCTCCAAAAACTTCTTGGCGGCTCTGATCTCAGCCTGCGCCACTCTTTTAACTGCCGCTCTAGCCATTATCTGTCCTCCGCGATGCCAAGGTTTGCCCTGTTCATTGGTGTCAAGGCGTCTAAGGCTCCAAGGTTTGTTCTAGCGCGATTGGTGAGCTGTGTAACATCACCCTCTCGTACTCCCCCAGTATCTCCTCGTCGGATATCTCCTCCAGAGACCCCTCTTCCTCCAGCAGACTGTTGTACGCCCTGTTCAAGAAGGCTTTCTGCCTCTTCGTAGGGAGCGACATTCGCTCTGGCCCCAAAACCCTCAAAATCTGCTTGGAGTATTCTTTTAGCTGCTCCTGCTCGTTCACTGTCATCTCCTGTCCATTTCATTACTACAACGTCTGGAAAGCCCTTTGATTCATCCCAACCAGTGCTTCTCCAGTACGATAACAATTCGTCATACTGCTGCTGACTATGCCCCGAAAGAAATATATCTTCACTAAATGGCACCTTGCCAACAGTTTTAAACCCATAGTCGCTATATATTCTTGGCAAAAACCCTTTGGGGTATTTTTTAGACGGCACTGCAAATGCATCCAGTACACTTACCCCCTCCTGTATGGCCTTGCCTAGTATTACTGGCACAGACACGCCGCCTGTGGCAAGTTCATTCGCCACAACGCCAGTCAGGGCGCGGTCATTTGGCCCCATAACAATTGGCTTTCCATTAAAATCATCGACCCAGCTATAGTCTGGCTTCTTATCAATTCCAAAGAAAACATCCTGCGGAACGGCTCTGCCTTCTATTGTTTTGCCAGAAAGCTGAAAGTATTCAACGTCACCTTTTTTCACAGCTTTTTTATCTACTGGGCTTAGAGATACACCGCCAGCATTTCTTGCAATTGCTTTGTCTATTGCCGCAGGAGACGTGCCGCCTTTTTTGACAGGCACTGCTGTGCTAGACCAACCCTCTGTTCTACCCATTTGCAAAAGACGCGCTGTATTAGGATTTAATGCAAGATTATATCCCGTTAATTCTTTCATTAATTCAGCCTGCTCTTGTGTGATTGGCTGTCTGAATCCAGACATATCAAAAGACCGCCTGTCTCTGTTCCAAGCTGCATCCTGCACTCCAAAATCAAGCGGAAGATTTCGACCATATTGTTCACGCATCAACATATCAATGTTTGTAAGTGTCCCTCTGTCTTTAAAGAAGTCAGGAAACAATGCCGTCCTTGCAATCGGATTTTCAAATCTGCCGACAACATCCATTTGCACTCCCAGATTATAATCTGGATGCGGCAAGACGCCATATTTTTTAGGGTCTATAACGCCAGTTGCGTCCTTACCATATCTTGGCTTGAGCAGTAATAAACCATCGCCTACGTTTTGACCTGACAGTGACGGCTCTATTGTCTGATCTAAAATTCTGCGAAGATTTGGTGCGCCTTTGTTTTGCAGCTTGGTCGATGCTAACTGATTGGCTATTGCCTTTCTTGCCTCAAAGCTCAAGCTAGATATAAATTGACTAACATTTGGGTCATCGAAAGACGTGAAATTTTCAAGAGATTTTAACGCTGGCTGCTTTGTCTTGCGGCCATACTCTCTTATTGTTTCGTTTATGTCAGACAAATCCTTGGGATCAATCTTTCCAGCTTCACGGGCAAACGCCTTAGTAGCTTCAATTAATGCCTTCCCCACAGAAACATTACTTGCGTGTGCCGCATCGCCCATTGCTGAAACAACAACAAAGTCACCCGCCCCACCACCCGCTTCTGGCGGCACTAATTCTTTGGCCTTATCAACGCCTCTTGTAACCCAGCCAATATTTTTATCATAATATGCTTCTTGAAGAGGAAAGAACGGCCCTCCACGAAGCGGAACTGTATTTTCAAATTGAAGGCCATCAAGTGCGCCAATATTTTTAGCAGCGGCTGTCAAGTCAGCCTGTGTGCTTGATATTGTCGATCCAACAAGGTTTTCTGGGTCGATCACAGGAAGACTTCCATAGTCTGAAACCAATTGTCCTGCGCCTGAGTCGGTGCCTGTCCTGACCCCTTTATCGACAGAAGAAAAATTTTCAAACAATGCTTCAGCCGCATCTTTGCCTAAATTGCCAAAGAGATTTTTGCCAAGCCAGCTAAATGGATTTAATTTTGCAGCCATTACGCGATCCCTGTGTCTTGAATGCCAGCCAATACGCCTGCGTCCGACATTATGTCATAACTGTCCCGCTTGTCTACGTCATAGGCCGCATTGGGCGATCTGATGTCTTCTGGGTTTAGAATAATCATGCTGTCAGGCGAATATCTCTGCGTTTCCAAATCATCACGCAAATCCATAAGTTGGTTTTCACGAAATAATTCTTCTGGGGTTTTAAAGTCTTCTGGAGAGTTTTGCACATTATAATCAAGAAACGCCTGCACTCTCTTCTCTGCCTCCCCTCCAGCCAGTTGAGCGTCAGCGTCAGGTAATATTGCCTCTGGTGGCCTTGCCGCCTCCATTCGTGCAGTCGCGGCGTCATTTATAGTTAAAAATTCTTTTTTTATTTCAGCGATCTTGGCCCTTGCTTCTGGTAAGATCGCGCCTTCTCCCTGTGACGTTGTT